TTGATAACAAGAACGATGTTTTTGATGCGATTTATGTAAAACTCGGAACGGTTCTTATTTGGCTTAAAATAGTTCTACTTGCAGCTGCTATTGGAGTTCACCATGCTATTTGGGTTATAAAATGACTCGTGAATATAAATGCTGCAATTGTTCACACAAATTTGAGAAAACCTATATTTCGATGAAAGAGGAACGAGAGGCAAAGTTACCACTTTGTCCAAAATGTAACTCCGAAACCAAGAAATTAATATCAGTTATTGGCAAAAACAAAAGCTGGGAACTAACAAACTAATTAATCCTAAAGATTTTTAGGATTTTTTTCACTTATTAAAAAATTATAATTGTGATATGAAAGACCAACTTAAAATAGATCTGTTAGAAGTCCTGGTAAAACACAATGTTTTGCCAGATACTTTCTTGCGAAATGAAATAATTCGTCAAAAATATGACGATTTACGAACTCGCGGAATAAAGTCAAAAGAGGCGAGGGAAAACCTTGCCGACGAGTATTTTACATCAGTTAAAACAATCGAGACGATTATTTATGCAAAAGAAGCAAGTTGAAAAAGTAATTCCAATAGCATGTACATCTTCACATTTAGTTGAAATTGAGCAACTTAAACCAATTCAAGGCAAATTAAAGAATCGTACAAGGGAGCAATTATATTCCTTACGTTCACTAATCATCAAATATGGGTTTTCATTTCCTATTTATATTTGGCAAGACGGAGAGAATTTATTTACACTGGACGGACACGGACGTGATTATATTTGTAAAGAATTGGCTCAAGAGGGATATAAATTCCAGCAAAAAGACGGAACAATTGATTTAAGATTGCCAGCCGTTTTTGTCGACGCAAAAGACAAATCTGAGGCTAAAGAAAAGTTGTTAGCATTGAATAGCAGCTTTGGAGAGATTACGGACGAAGGTCTTTTTGCTTTTATTTTTGAAAATGGAGCTGAAGTTAATTTTAATGAGATTAAAGAATATCTTGAATTACCAAATATAAATCTTGATAAATTTGAGGAAGAATATTTATCTAATATGGGCGATGAAGAAGAGGAAAAATATAGATTTATATTTTCTCAAGAACAATTGAAAACTGCGGTTAAAGAGCATTTCCCAAACTTTGAATCAACGGAAGATATTATCAAAAGGATAATTGATTATCCTTTAGCAATGCATCAATTTAATCGTTTGTGTAGCGGTGCAAAAAATGTCGGGTCGGATATATCATTGCTTTTTAATCCTCATCGGCTTGAAACGAAAATAAATAACAGAAAACTTTCTGCTTCGGAAGCGTTTATAAAAAAAGATAGGGGAATGCTTTCTTCCCTTTCACAATGGATTACAAAGCAAAAAGAGGTTGTTCATCATAATTTTTATATAAATACGGCAAAGGTTGGAACTGGAACGCAAATAGCTCACGAATTTAAGCCGTTTTTGGCTCGGCAAATATATCTCGATTATTGTGGACTTGGAGCAAAAGTCCTTGATCCTTGTGCTGGTTGGGGTGGGCGAATGCTCGGGTTTTCATCTGCATTAATTGGTGGTGAATATCTTGCGACAGACCCGTCAACTAAAACCTTTCAAGGATTGTTAAAATTGAAAGATTTTATCCTTTCTTCCGAAATTACCGAAAGACCAGAAATAAAATTAAATAACTTACCTTTTGAAGATTTAGAACTACCGGAAAGATATTTTGATTTTGCTTTTACTTCGCCACCATATTTTGACACCGAGATTTACACGGATGAAGAAACGCAAGCTTACAATAGATATAAAACCTTAGATGAGTTTAACGAAAAATTCTTGAAAGAATTAATATTAAAAACCTTAAAATCTTTGAAAAAAGGGAAAATATTACTTCTTAACATTGGTGGAAGTCAATACAAGTTTAATGAAATTGTACATAAAATTTGTAGTGACAACAATCTAAACATTAAAGAGATTTTTAAGTATAAGATTGGAAAGGGCGACAAATTCGTACAAAAGTTTAACGGTGATGTGATGGAAAATAGTCTAAAAGCTAACGATTTATTCTTTGAGATTAGTGAATAATGCCAGTTACGAAAGATATACATACCGAAAAATATTGGAGTCGAGTTGATGCTGTGGCCAGCTTGTTACTTGAAAACGATAGATGGATAAGCGCTCCGAGAACTGCGGAGTTAATAGTTGTTGTTACTGAAAAGTTTAGTGTAAGTATTCGTCAAGCCGAAAGATATATTGCTGAAGCTCGCAAATTGGTGAAGAAAATTGGTAAAGACAAAAGCCAAGACGCATTTATTCGAGCAATCCGAGATAGAGAATTTTTGTTTGGGAAAGCAAAAGGGATGGGCGACATTAAGCTTGCTCTTGAAGTTGCAAGAGATAGAGATAAATTATTTGGACTTTATGAGGATGTTGTTACCCACAAAGGTGAAGTTTCGATAACTTTCGTTGAGAAACTCGATGAGTAAGGTTATTCTGCAAAATATAATCGGGAAAGGTTACAAAAATTACTGGGAAACGAGAAGACGCTACCGAGTTGTAATTGGCGGACGTGGCTCGAAAAAATCAACTACAACGGCTCTTTGGTTTATTTTTAATATGATGAAATATGCTGGAGCAAATTCTTTAATCGTCCGAAAAGTGTATAAAGACCATAAAGACTCAACATTTGCTCAATTGAAGTGGGCGATAAATCGATTAGGAGTTTCTCATTTATGGAAAAGCACAATTTCACCACTTGAAATTACTTATTTGCCAACTGGACAAAAAATATTATTTCGCGGACTTGATGACCCGATGTCCGTTACCTCGATTACTGTTGAAAAGGGTTATTTGTGTTGGGTTTGGTTTGAGGAATTTTTCCAAATTGCAAGCGAGCAAGATTTTAATATGATAGATATGTCAATTCGCGGAGAATTGCCAGCTCCACTATTCAAACAGATCACTGGAACGCTTAACCCGTGGAACGAAAAACATTGGGTTAAAAAACGTTTTTTTGACGAAGAAAGCGAAAATGTTTACTCCCAAACAACTACTTACCTGCAAAACGAGTTCTTGGGCGAAGATGACATTAAATTGTTCGAAGAAATGAAAGAAAAAAATCCGAGAAGATATAAGATTGAAGGTCTTGGAAATTGGGGCGTTGCAGAAGGTTTGATTTATGATAATTGGATAGAAAAAGAGTTTGACATCAATGAAATTATAAAAGAACGTAAAAATATTTTAGCTCCTAATGGGCTTGATTTTGGTTACACGGTAGATCCAAGCGCATTTATTAGAATTCTGGTTGATAATGATAGAAAAGAAATTTTCATATATGACGAACATTATCAAAAAGGTATGCTAAATAATGAAATTGCTGAAATGCTAAAATATAAAGGCTGTAGCAAAGAACGAATTATAGCAGATAGTTCCGAACCTAAAAGCATTGCAGAAATTGAACGATATGGAATTTCGAGGATTGAGGGTGCGAAAAAAGGTGCTGATTCTGTATCAAATGGAATCCAACTAATTCAACAGTATAAAGTGATAGTTCATCCAAGTTGTACGTTTTCAATTCTTGAATTAAATAATTACGCTTGGGATAATAGAAAAGGAAATACAATTAACAAGCCAATTGACGCATATAATCATTTAATGGATGCTTTAAGGTATGCAATGGAAGATTCGCAAGCGGAAACCGAATTAGAATTTTTAACATAAGGAGTTTATACAATGTATTTGACACAAAATGATATAATTAACTTAAAAATGGGCGAGTTTGCATCATTGACGGCAACTGAAACAATTAAGAACTTAGTAAAAGAAGTTCGTGAATCGGAGCAATTTGAGGCAATGCTTGACGGAACAAAATATTACAAGGTAAAAAATGAAATTCTTAAACACGATTTTCGCGAATATTTTGTTAATCTTGAAGTAATGAAAGACTTAAACAAAAGTAATAAAAGAATTGTCCACGCTTATCACAAATTGTTAGTTGACCAAAAGGCAAGCTACATTGCATCACGTCCAGCAACGTTTCAAGTAAAAAACACTCAGCCATTTTTGAATGATATTCTTTCAAAGTCCTCGTTCCATAAAACGACATTTGAAATAATAAAAGCTGCGAGTAACAACGGAGCTTCTTATTTGCACATTTATATTAACGAAAAGGGAGAGTTTGCTTATACAATTATTCCAGCAACTGAAATTATTCCTATCTATGAAAACTCGTATTCTAAAAAACTAAAATCAGTAATTCGTCATTATTACCAGGAAACATATTACAAAGAATATGGAGCAACCAAGAAAAAGGATTTGCTTCAAGTTGAAATATGGACTGATAAAGATGTTTTCTTTCTTTCGGAAGATTTCAAAGGGGAATTGATAAAATCTCCAATTGATCCAAATCCAAGAGGACATTGGTACAGAACTAACACTTTTTCGAGTTCAACAAAAGCAGAAAGTTGGGGATTGGTTCCGTTTATTGAGTTGGAAAATAATGCTGAAAGAATGACTGACTTGCAAACGATAAAATCTCTTGTAGATGACTATGATTTTAACTTAAGCGATTTGAGCAATAAAATTGTTGATATAGCACGTGCAATTTGGATTTTGAAAGGGTACGAAGGTTCTTCACTATCTGAATTTATGTACAATTTACATACTTTTAATGCAATGAAAGTAAAAGCCGATGGAGATGCGGTTAGCAAAACTCTTGAAATTCCAACAACGGCTTACGATTCCCACATGAATAGAATTGAGGATAATATCTTTGTCTTTGGAATGGGCGTTAACCCTAAAATTGATAAATTTGGCAATTCTCCGAGCGGTATTTCCTTAAAATTTATGTATGGTGGCTTGGACTTAAAATCAAATCTCGTAATTTCATCTGCAAAGGATGTTTTCAGTCAATTTTCCGAGTTTGTAAAAATATACTCAGAAAAAATATTGAAGAAAAATTTAGATTTGACGGGATTTGATGTAATCTTTAATAAATCCCTAATAGTCAATGATAAAGAAGTTGTTGAAATTGCTCAAATGAGCAAAGGGATAATTTCTGACGAAACAATCATTGCAAACCATCCTTGGATAAACAATGTAACAGAAGAAATGGAAAGGCTTAAAAAGCAAAAGGAAGATGAAACAGATCCATATCGGGATATAGTCGATGAGTAAGCTAAATAAAAAACTTTACGATTTGCAAAAACATTCCGACAAAGAATGGGATAAAACAATTGCAAAGTTTGAAAAAGAAATTGCTAAGCAATACTTGGAATCATTATCCAGGTTGAAAAACGAAATTGCTTTGATGTATGAAAAGTATGGAGATTCGGTAAAGCTTGCTGATATGATTGCTTACAAGAGAATGAAAATACTTGAATCTAAAATTGCTGGAATAGTTAAAGAACTTTCAAAAAGCGAAATAAATATAACTTCCGAAGCAATTAAGGAATCTTTTAAAAGCTCTTATGAACTATCTTCATTTGCTTACTCGGAAGCTATTAAAGAAATTGGTGTTGATATAAATTTTGGGAAATTGCAGCAAAATTCAATAAATGCATCTGTTGTTAATCCCTTTGATTTGGTTGGTTGGGATAATAGAATCAAGGAAAGTAAAGCAATCTATTTACGTCAAATTAGAGATGAAATTACTCAAGGGTTAATCAAAGGAAGCGGATATTCTAAGATTGCGAAAGAAATTACAAGTAGAAGTTCGGCAAGTTATTCGCGAGTTTTGAGAGTTGTAAGAACTGAGGCTGGACGTTCGAGAAGTTCAGCGCAAGTTTTGGCTCAATCGGAAGCAAAGAAGCATTTGGATAAATTGGGGTTAACCTCCGTAAAAGTTTGGGTTTCAGCAATTGATAATAGAACGAGAGACACTCATAAATCAATGGATGGACAAAAAGTAGGAATCGACCAGGAATTTACTTTGCCAGGCGGATATAAAACGTCAGCACCGAGACTTTCTGGAATTGCGAAAGAAGATATAAACTGCAGATGTACAACAATTATCGAGATTGAAGGATTATGATTCTACTTTTCAAGTGGCTGAGTTAATCCACTTAAACAATGGAAAATAGAAAATAAGCCGATAGAGGTAAAACTTTATCGGCTTTTTTATTATTCCCAAATCAAATAATCCTAATAATAAATAGGATGACACGCCTTTTAGAATTAATTAAACTTGCAACTGATAATCTTGCTCGATGTTAAGAGCATAAAATAAACAAATAGGCTTGGTGGATTGCAAGCATAAAATAACCAATAGGAGATACAATGAAAATTACGGACAAAATTAAAGAAACTCTTGGAGATGAATCTTTCGGAAAGTTGAAAGACGTTATTGGAGGTAAGAATTTATACTTGTTGGATGACAAGGACTATATCCCAAAAACAACGTTTAATACACTAAACGAAGAAAATAAGACTCTTAAAGCTGAAACAGAAACTTTCAAAACAAAAATTGCTGAATTGGAGAAAGGTGCAAAAGATAAAGACCAAACGGTTGAATCTCAACTTGCTGAACTTCAAACTCAATTAAAGAAATTTGAAGATTCTGGGAAAGAAAAAGACGCTTTAATTTCACGTGAAAAGAAATTGAATCTTTTAAAAGAAAAATTAACCGGTGCTCAAATCAATCAAAAATTCGTAAAGCACGCTTTATCGGAATTTGAAGTTGAAAAATTGGATTTTGAAACCGAAGACGGCGTAAAAGCTGTTGAGGAAAAGGTGAAATCAGTTGCAACCAATTACCCCGAATATTTTGGGAAAGAAGTTATAAATGGAAATCCCCCAAACGAAAACAAAAATCTAAATTTTAACGAAATGAAAGAAGTTAGCACGGAAGATTATATTAATGAAATTTTTAAGGCTAATTAACATTAACGAGGTAAAAAAATGCCAACTTTACAAGAACTAAGCGTTTTATACGCTAAAAAACAACCAAAACAAGTTGATCAACTAACAGAAGATAGTCCAATTCTAAAAGTTGTTCCTTTTGAAAAATCTTCACACGGATTATTTAATCAATATGATGAAATAGTCGATGTCACTGGAGCTGGATTTGTTCAACTTGATCAACCATTGCCAGTGGTAAAATCTGAGTCCAAATTGAAAAAAGTTGATTTATCAATTATGGGTGGAATTGCTGAAGTCGGCGAAGACAAAGCAACTCAGTACGGTGGTGCGAATAAATATTTTGCAACAAAATTGCCATCAATTTTGAGAAAATCTGGAAGCGATGCTGAAAGAGCTATTCTTTACAACAATTTCTTGCAATACGCAAAAGATAACCATAAAGCATCCGCTCCAATGTTATTTGATGCTGGTGGAACTGCAAACAGCAATTATTTAATTATCGCAGTTAGATTTGTTGAAGGTGAAACAACTGGATTGTATGACCCTTCAAACTTTGTTGCTGGCTCATTATTGAAAGTGGAAGCAATTTCTGGTGGTGCAAAATACAAAGATTCAACTGGTCGATTAGTTTACGGAATGTCCCTAAAAGGATATTTTGGTTTACAAATTGCAAGTAAAAAAACAGTTTCTGCAATTGTGAACATAACAAAAGACACTCTTCCAACTGCAGGAATGATTGACGATTTAATCTCAAATGTACATGGAAATTCATCCAATACATTCTTATTCATGCACGACAAAGCCTTGACTTTGCTTAATGCTTACAAAGGCTCACAAATCACCTATAACAATGGTGATAAGGAAATTGACAGAAGATTTGGTAAATGGAACGGTGTTCCAATTGTTACTTCTTACAATTTCAATCAAGGAACTGAAAATAAAATTAACGTAGCTTAAGAGAAGAGGTAAGTGATGTACAAAAATGTTTTAACTGATTACGAAACTGGCTTTTTAGCCAAAGAGCAAGCAATTCCTCAAAATACATCCGTTAATGGCAACGGATCTATTTTTGATTTTTCTGGAATGCAAAGCAAATTAGAAGCAGTTGCAAAAGTTGATTCTGAAATAACTTTAGCATCTACAAAAACAATTACAATTAAATTGCAAGATTCTGAAGACGGCGTAACTTATGCGGATTCTGGTGTAATTTTCACAGAAACTGTATCAGAGGAAACCGTACACGAAGCTGGTGCAATTCTTGGACGTTTTACTCCATCGGTAAATGCAAAACCTTACACACGTGCCGTCCTTTATAGCGACGATGCGGCGGTAGTTGGTTCTGTGTCTGTTTTAGTCGGTTTACTTCCTTAATTAGTGAATGGTTGTTACTCGGAGGAAACTCCGAGTAATTATAAAGCAATATGAATATAATAACTAAAGAAGAAGTAAAGCCTTTAATTGGCATTTCGGAATCAGACACATCAAAAGATTCGTTGATTGATGATTTAATTCCAATTGTTCAAAATATGTTTTTCGTTAATACGAATAACTATTTCATGGCAAATTTGAGAAATATAAATATCGTTAGTGAATATATAACCTTTTCTGAGTCCGATAAATCAATAAATGACCCATACGAAACATTTGAGTATGTAAAGCCTAATATGGTTTTGCTTGTTCGTGGTTCTGGAATGAATGACGGATTTTATAAAGTTGTTTCAGTTACAAGTGGGAAAATTATTGTTGAAGAGTCCTTAAATGATGAAGATTTTGGACTGGAAGTTCGATTAAATCAATCTATTTTTGATAAAAATATTAAGCTGGTAATTGCACGGATGGTTAATGTTTTTATCATAACTGGAAAAGAAAAGTTAAAATCGGAAAGATTCTCAGATTATTCGGCAACTTATTTTGGTTCTGTTGAATTGCAGTCCGAAATAGAAAATTTAATAAGACCTTATCAAAAAATTGATTGGAGTTAACAATGAAAGTTATTTTAACAAAAGAAAAATCCGTTTATGGAATAACAAAGAAAGCTGGAGAGGAAGTCGAAGTTCGTCCAGAAATTGCTTCTCGTTGGATTGAAGACGGTGCAGCTAAACCAGTAACTAATATTGAAATTGAAGCCAAAAGCGAAGTGAAAGAAGCCCAAATAGAAGCTGATTTAACAAGCGAAAAACCCAAAAAGGAAACAAAAAAACGAGGAAGAAAACCTCGTGATTAGCGATTTCTATACCGAGAAAATACCAATTTATCAAAAGGTGCAAACAGCTGACGGAGTGGGTGGGTTTTCAGATGCATGGGAACCACTACAAACTATTGATGCAAAAGTAAGACCTTTAGCAAGCAATGAGGTATTTATTGACCAAACGAACAATTACAAAATTACGCATAAATTGTTTTGTGCAGTCGACGCTCAGTTGGAAGTGGGTTATGGCGTAGGTTACGAGGATAAAGTTTTTATTGTGCATTCTATAAACAATATCTTTAATCATCACTTAGAAGTAAAGATTGGGGAATATTTAAAATGAAAAATGGTAGGGAAAATGGATTTTATTAAAAAAAATATTTCTGCGGTGATAATGCTCATTGCATATACAATTATCTTAATCTCTTTTGTGAATAAACTTGATGCTCGTACTGAAGAAAATGTTAAAGACATTCAGCGTGTTGAACACGAGCTAATTCCTTACGAAGTACTAACGGAAAAATTTGTGACAAGAAAAGAATATGAAACTCAATTAACTGACGTTAAGAAAGATTTGAATGAGATTAAAAGCGATATTAAAAAGTTATTACAAAGGTCTAAATAATGGATAACAAAAACTTTCCGTTTGATGAGAAATTTTATAAAGCAAACAGCTTTACCAAGAAATGGGAAGGACATGGAGTTCTAACTAATATCGCTGATGATTTGGGCGGTGAAACATATTCTGGAATAAGTAGAAAAATGCACCCAAATTTAGAACTTTGGGCAATTATTGATGAAATTAAGAAAAAGCCTAATTATTTAGCTGAATTAAAATCTTCAAAGGTTCTACAAGTGAGCGTCGAAGCTTTTTATTTTACCGAATTTTGGCAAAGTTTGAGATTAAACGAAGTTCCGACTGCAATTGGAATAATAGTTTATGATCAAGCGGTTAATCAAGGCAAGGTAATTGCTTCCACAAATTTGCAGAAATGTTTGAATGTAATTAACCGAAAGCAACAATTATTCAAAGACGTGGAAGTTGACGGCGACATCGGACGACAAACACTAATTGCATTATCAATGGTAAAATCAAACGATGATATAAATTTATTAGCGGAATTATTACTATCTCTTCGAGTTTCGCGATATGTTGATATTACTCTTAATCGAGAAGCAAACGAAATTTTTATAAAAGGCTGGATTAATAGGATTTCTGATTTAAGAAAATATTTATTAGGAGTAATTGCGTAATGGCTATTTGGGATTTTCTTTCGGAAGGAGCGAGCAAGCTGGTTGATTCTATCGGGTCAATAATTGACAATGTTAGTACAACTGACGAGGAAAAGTTAGAATTAAAAAATGCTTTATCCGAAAAAATAAATGAATTTAAGTTGCAAGTAATGCAAAAGGAAAACGATTACGAGAAAGAGCTGACTGAAAGACTTAGAATTGA